TGAAAACCTTAACGGATGGTTTAAATTGCTACTATCAGCTTGATCAAATTTATATGTTTGACCTTCTGTTAATTTTATAATAGGACTGTTAATACCATTTAAATAATATTTATTTCCTGAGCCATAAGTATTTACACCACTTGCCACTGTAACTGTATAAGTTGTTGTGCCTGACCCAACTATAGGATATGCCTCTCTTATAAAATTAACATCTTTAAATAAAAGATAAGTGTAATTATTATCAATATCTAATACTGCTAAAGAATATGGATACAAATAATCACTAGGAGTAGATAAGTATTGATTTCCAGTAGTTAAAACACCAGTAACATTTTTTCTAAAGTTTGGTAACTCAACAGATTTAATAATTCTTTGTTCTGCTTGAGTAATTATTACTGCTAAATTATTAACAAATGTTGTTTCTGTGTTTTGCGTATAATCTTGTATAGCTGATTTTAATGTTGTATATGTCCAACTCATGATGTACTCACTGTTATTGTTCCTATTTTAGCTGTTATATCTAAACCCATAGTAGAAGAACCAAATTCAGTAATACCACCTCCAATAGGATTAAATGCAAAATATCTTGTTGACTCAGTTTCTCCTGTATCTACTCTTGGATTAAATAAACTTTGATTATCACTTGTATTTAATTTCCCTAATTTAAGTTGTGGTTGATCTTGATCAAAACATTCATTGCATACACGCAAACCATTTCTTTTACTATCAACAATTTCATATCTTAAATTATTTAATTTATATGAAAAGCCACAACGATCACATTGACCTAGAGCTTTTTTTCCTTGTGCATACATTTAATTATAAAAACTAACATCTGGAACAAATCGTACTGGAGCTTTTTCTCTATCAGCTTCAGTTACTTCTTCCCATAGCTCCATGTAACGCTGTCGTATCATAGGAACTCTCTGTTGAGCTTCTGGTGACTTACAAGCTAAGTTGTATGCTAAAGCATAAGTTAAACAAGGAAGATACCTAGAAGGCACATCAGCGTTTAATGTAGCAGTTGTTCCAACATCTTCTATTCTTTTTATATAGTCATAAACAAGTGTATAAGTTTGATCGGAGTCTGGGGTTGCCCAAAGAACTATTTTAACTGAGTCGCTGTCTTTATCTACAAAAAACTGTGTAGGTTTTGATTGAGTAAGTTTACTGGCTTGATGTGCATATTCAGTTCTAGAAATGCGATTAAGTCTTTGATCAAATTGTTTGTTAGAGTTTGCAGCATCAGTTCTAATAAAAACATCTACAATATCTAATGCATCTGACTCTACTGTGTAACTACTTGTGCCACCAATTAATGTTGTTGACCTTTGCTCAATAGTCCAAAGATTTAGTCCTTTGTTCTGCCATTCTAAAAATACAAGATTAAGTGCTCGTTTAGCACTTCTATAACTATATCCTGAACGCAACTCTAAACCACAAAGATCATAGGCTTCTTCCATGATTTCACTCATGTCTAGATTAAATGTTGTTGATTCGCTAGTTGCCATAATTATCCTATATTAACACTTCCATCTTCTACGAGCCTGTCTAATTCTAGAATCAGGATCGTTTCTTGTTTCTGCTGAACTGTTTTTAAGTTGTCCTGCTGACCTTGCACAATAAGACTTTCTACGCTTTGCAGCTTTACTACCTTTTTTTACCTTACCTGTTACTGCTGTTTTTAACTTAGAACCTGGATTTGCTTTGCGATAAGCTGCAACTCCTTTCTTAGTCATACCAGCACCAGACTTGGTAGATCGATAGTTAGCACCCTTACCTGTAGTTGTTTTGCGTATAGGGTTTTCTTTTCTTCTCATTGTAAAAAATATTTACTGGTAAACTAAATATCTCCTCTGCGTTTTTTACCTCTTGGTAATGGGCGATCAGGTTGAGACATTGAAGATTGTTTAAGAAAACCTCTGCTCATTCCACCACCCATCATTTTATTCTTTTTCATGGCTGGTTCAGTCATACCGCCACCACCAAATTTTTTCTGAACATCGTCTTTATAAGACATAGTGCTGTCCATAGTTTTACCACCACCCATATAAGATTTACCACCCTTGCGATACATAGAACTTACAGGAGCAGTTGGAATCATTGTTCCGCCACCACCCATCATATTTTTTTTCTTCAATCCGTTTTGTTTCATTGGCATATTGTTACCTTTAAGTTAAATAGATATAGCACCCTTTGTAAGGGTACTATAAATAAAGTTAATTACGCTACTTTTTAGTAGCAATTTTTTAAGCGTGAAAGACTGTCATAGTTAAAAATGTTGATACAGTATATTCAACATAGATACCTGCAGAAAACACTACGCCTTCATCTGGTATAACTACATCTCTTGTTGCATCAGCATCACCAACAGAACTTAATCCCATAATACTTGTTCCTGAAGGAGAAGTGTTTAAGAAATCAACAGTACCTGCAGTTGCTGTACTGGTTAGATAAATTCCTTTAAGTCTAGCTCTACCTGCAAATATAACATCTGCGGCTGAACCATTAACTCCTGCTGAAACATTACCTGCTGGATTACCAACGGCTGAAATACCCGATATAGTTAAAAAGTATTTAGTACCAGTAGCTGTACCAGCATTAGCACCTGTAATGGACTCGGTTTGAGCATCCCCATTAACATCAGTTCCTGTAACTGTAAACGATTTAGCTGCGTCATTCCCAGCCGAGAGGATAGTAACTACCCTCCCATGACTGAGTGTGACAGAACCACCGTCAGCTAACGCACCACCTATAGTAAGTGCTGCGTTATTTCCGACACTCGCTGCTGCGGAGATTCCATCTGCATCTAAGGCTACTGTGTCTGCGGTTATAGTGACCGCTTTTACATCTGATCTAGCCATTATATGCTCCTAGATAATACCTGTAAGGTTGATTAAGGAATAATCAGTAGTTACGTTAACTATCATAACTGTACCGATTACTTGGATAACATCTCCAGCGGCTGGTCCAACTGCTCCTGCTGCGCCTAATGGAACTGCATGGTTACCCACAACAAGTGTTCCTGAAGTCAATACAGCTTGAGGACCTGATACTGCAAACCAACCATAAGCACTTGCTGCCATATCGACAACAGTTACACCTAGTGTAGCGCCTGTAGTGGTAGCGGCTTGAACAATTTGCCCACTGCGTGGATCAGGAATTAATGTAATTCTTGAAGATGTTGTTATTGCAGTTGCTAAATCATCATAACAAGTAATAACTATTGATGGATCTGCTGAATGGTCATGTGCTGGGTTAGATTTAATTCTAAGCATTTGACCTTCACCAGCGGCATCATTTACATATAGATAACCATTAGCGTATTGATTTAGCGTAATGTCTGTACCTGCGGTTTCAACTGAAATTGCAGTTTCACCAGCAGCGACACCTGCGGTTGGAGTTAAATCAAAGTGATGTGCTATTGAAGCAGCGTGAGTTACACATTTACCTGCTGTAACGGCTGTTGCTGCTAATCTACCATAAGCATAAACAGTATTACCATAAAGTAATCTACTGCCTAAAGGAAATAACTCTGAAAGCCCTGAAGTAAACGGGTCAACTGTTCCATATTGAGAACCACCTTTACCTACAATAAAATCGGCTGGTCCATACCCTGTTGCTGCAACATATTGAGTATGTCCGCCAGCATCTGTAAAGATATTACCATCTGAATTAATTACTAAACCATCAGTGATGGCTCCTGTTGCTGCTGTTACATCAATAGTTTTAAAACCATTCTCGGACCGGACTGGTCCATTAAACGTTGAATTTGCCATAATTTCCTCCTACGGAAATAAGTTCTATAGTCTCGGCTTGTCTGCTAGGTCAGTCGATAGAACAAACATAATTATCCTAGTTTTTTGATTGTATATCATTCACCTCAAAAAGAAAAGGGAGCCGAAGCTCCCTTATCATTTATTCACAAAAGTGAATTAGGCTCCGGGACTACCGAATATGCCTCTCCAGTCACTAAAACCGAAACTGTACCGCTCACGTGCTTTGTATCTTACATTACCAGTTTCGAAGTCTCCTTCCATACTAGTAGATACAGCAGTTCTAACGAAATGTTTCAATCCGTTAGGTACGTCAGTTTTGATGAAAAACGCATCAGTATCTGTTAGATAATGATTCACAACGTAGCCTTCAGATACCATTCCCATGTTTCTGATTGCATTGATGTCATTATCTGACGTGCCGACACGTCCCGGAGTTTCCATAAGTCTATCTGCTACGAATTGTAAAGCAGGTGGAATTATTAGTTTCCGAGCTTGTGCGTTGACTTTCATGTTTCTTTCATCTTTGAAGTCAGCAATATCAATCAATGCTTGTTCAAGTGAAGTTTCATTTAAGTCAGCTGATGTAGACAGCTCATTTTTCAAAGTCACGTTAGCAACAGTAGGGTGAGCAGTAGAACATAACTCTACTCCGTCACCACCAACAAATGAAGAACTAAACGCATTGTTTAATACGTTAGCCGCTTTCACTTGCTTAGTTTGTTGCATAGACCGTGCTAAAGCTCTTGTGTATCTTGAAGATAGTGTATCGTAGAGGTTATCTTCGATAGCTTCTTCTGTCAACGCAAACGCTAACGCTACAGTCTCGTGTGTATAACGCGAACT